GCATTAGGCAAAGCCTTTGGGCCAACACTTGTCATTGTTATTCAAGACATCACCAAAGGCGTAAATGCTTTTGCCGGTGCAATGAATGCCGTGCCGCAACCTGTAATGGACGCAGCCGGTGCGGCAGCAAAGGCAGTGGCTCAAATGCTGCTACTTAAAAAAGCCATTGAGGCCATCATTGCATTGCGGCTTGGCATTGCCGCAATGTTTGCTGCTACTGCAACAGGCGCGGCGACTGCTGCCACTGCAGCATCTGGCCTGAGTATGAACATGCGATATTTGCAAGGTTCTATGGCGGCGGCGCAAACGCAGGCCACTGGACTAGTTGGTGTACTTAGAAGCATCGCAGCATTTGGCCTCATCACAGTCGGCATCAATCTTGCCGTTAGCGGCCTACAGCAAGTTATTGCAGCCAACTTGGAAATTGCAAGGTTGCGTGGCGAGCGGCAGGCCGGTGGAGCTGCGGCAATTTATCAAGGCTCAGCACCGCTCGAATCCAAACAAACTGCACAATCCACGCTTGCTGCCATACAAAAAGAGCGCCAGCGGCTCAACTCTGCCGGAACAATTGCCGCGGGAATGCTTGGCCCTCTAGCGCCACTTGTTGGCGGCATGTCACCAGGCGCTAGGGCTGATCGCTTGGGTGTATTGCGTGAACGCGAGCTACGTGCTGCCGGAACAGCTGCGCTACCCACCCGCGTGGCACCCAATTCCATGGGTACGCAAGTCGGCGACATGGTAGGTGGCGGCGGCGGCGGCGGAGATGCCGGTGGAGCGAAGAAAGGCAAAACAGATGCCGAGCGCGAAGCCGAAAAGAGAGAGCGCGAAGCAAAACGCGCCGCAAAGGCAGCAGCTCAAGAAGCCGCAAGGGTCAAAGATGTCATCCGCGATAGGTTGGCAGAAGGCCAATTTATGCGTCTTAAGTCGGAGATGCAAGACAGAATTGCAAATGCAGAAATTGCTGGCGACAAAATGCTGGCAGCGCGATTGAATGGCGCACAGCATGAACTGGACATTCAATACCAATATGCGCAAGAGTTAGCAAAAGAAAAAGACATAGACGCTCAAAGGGCAATTATCTTTGAAGGCCAAGTCGCCTTGGTCGCCAATCAGCGCGAGGTTCAGCGAGAACTGAATAAACTGCAACAGCAAAACGACCAAGACAGGCTTGCATCGCTGCAAAAAGCCATTGAAAAACAATATGAACTCAATACCGCCGTCCAAAATCAACTGCGGCTTGCCGATGGTGTTGCCAATACACTGGGCGAAGGATTGGGATCAGCCTTTAATGCCTTGATTGCTGGCGCGCAAGGATGGGAAAAGAGTCTGCAGCAAATTGCGTCTGGTGTTCTTCTTGATATTGCCAATCAACTAATTAGGATCTTTGTCATTGAGCAGGCAATCAATGCCATCAAGACATTCTTGACACCGTTTAGCTTGTCAACGCCATTGGGTGCCGGCGGTGGAAAGGTTGGCAAGTTTGGCACGCTTGGGCCAAATTACGGTATCCCGCAACGCGCCAAAGGTGGCCCGGTATCCAGCGGCCAAACCTACATGGTCGGCGAGCGTGGCCCTGAACTGTTCGTGCCTGGCCGCAGCGGGTCCATCGTGCCCAACGACAAGCTGGGCAGCGGCGGCAGCACCAGCGTTGTAGTGAACGTCGATGCCAGCGGCAGTAAAGTAGAAGGCAACGACCAACAGGGCAACCAACTGGGCCGCGTCATTGCTGCCGCCGTCCAGCAAGAACTCATCAAACAAAAACGTCCTGGAGGCTTGCTGGTGTAATGGCTACCTTTCCCAACTACAAACCGACCTATTCGGCCACCAAAAGCAGCCAGCCAAAGATTCGCACCACGCAATTTGGCGACGGTTACCAGCAGCGCATCACTTTTGGCCTCAATCAAAACCCGAAAGAATGGCGGCTTACGTTTAGCGTCAGTGACGACGACGCCAACATCATCGAAGCGTTCCTAGATGCACGGGCTGCAGATGCAGCATCGTTTGACTGGACGCCACCAGGCGAAGCCACAAGCTACAAATGGATTTGCCCTAATTGGACCCGCGAGTTATTTGAATTTGAGCGCAGCAAAATTGACGTTACGTTTATGCAGGTATTTGAGCCGTGACCGTACCTGTTTCTGACCTCCAGGCGATCGCGCCCAGTGCCGTCATTGAGCTGTTCGAGCTGGAGCTGAACGTGACGCAGCATGGCGTGGCGGACACCTATCGCTTCCACGCTGGCACCAGCCTGAACAGCAACGGCGTTTTGACCTGGAACGCCGAGGAGTACCTGCGCTTCCCGATCGAGGCCGAGGGCTTCGAGTACAGCGGCAACGGCCAGCTGCCACGGCCGAAGATGCGGGTAAGCAACATCATGGGCACCATCACAGCGCTGCTGCTCAGCCTGCCGGATGGACTGGAGGGCGCGAAGGTGACCCGCATCCGCACCTTGGCCCGCTACATCGACGGCGCCAATTTTCCCGGCGGCACAAACCCCTACGGCACGCCAGACCCGACCGCGGAGTTTCCGCGTGAGATCTACTACGTAGACCGGAAGGTGGCAGAGACGCGCGACGTGGTGGAGTTCGAGCTGGCTGCATCGTTCGACTTGGCCGGAGTGCGGGCACCGAAGCGGCAGTGCATCTCGAACATCTGCCAGTGGGTCTACAAATCGACGGAGTGCAGCTACACCGGTGGGATACCCACCTGCGACAAGACGCTCGATGCCTGCAAGGCGCATTTCGGCGCGACCGCCGAGCTGCCGTTTGGGTCCTTCCCGGGCGTGGGTACGTTCTTCGCATGACCATAACCTGGCGCATCGCAGCACTGGACCATGCCAAGGTCGAGGATCCACGCGAAGCCTGCGGTTTGTTGCTGGTGGTCAAAGGCCGTGAGCGCTACTGGCCATGTCGAAATCTCTGCACTGGCACTGATCAGTTCATCCTTGACCCGGACGACTATGCAGCGGCAGAGGACACCGGCGAGATCATTGCGGTAGTGCATTCGCATCCGATGACACCACCCGTACCGAGCCAGCCGGATCTCATGGGTTGCGAAGTAAGCGGCTTGCCATGGCACATCGTCAACCCAAAAACCGAAGCGTGGGGCACCTGCGAACCCTCGGGCTATAAAGCCCCCTTGATTGGTCGGCAGTGGACATGGGGAATTAGCGACTGTTGGACACTGGCGCGTGACTGGTACGCAGAGCACGGCTTAAACCTCCCGGATTGGGAGCGCCCCTTAACGCCAGAGCAATTCGAGACCGCGCCAATGTTTGACGACTGCTGGGCCACGGCAGGCTTTCGCGAACTGGAAGACGAGGAAGAGTTGCAGAAGGGCGACTTTTTACTTATGAACATCAGTGGCAAGGGCTTAAACCACTGCGGCGTCTACATCGGCGACTGCCTGGTACTACATCACATTCGCGGACGCCTAAGTAGCCGCGATCTTTATGGTGGTGGGGGCTGGCTACAAAAATGCACAGGTCGTAGACTGCGCCATCCCGACCTCGTTACCATAGATAGAGGCTGAGCTGGGCCATGTTGCGTAAGATCCGCGTTTACGGCCGACTCGCCAAGTTCCTCAGCCGGCGTGTATTTGAGGCAGATGTCGCCAGTGCTGCCGAGGCAATGCGGTTCCTGCTGGCCAACTTCCCGCAGCTGGAGAAGCACATGGCCGACCAGCACTACCGGGTCAGCGTCGGCAGCTATGACCTGGATGAAAGCGAGCTGCAGGATCCTGCCGGCCAGCAGCAGATCAAGATCGTACCCGTGCTCGCAGGTGCTGGTGCCACAGGTCGGATTATTGCGGGCGTGGGCTTAATTGCCGCAGCTTTCTTTACGGGTGGCGCAACTATTGGCCTATTAGGTCTTGCGGCTCCCGTTGCCGTTAGCACCGTGCTTGCTGGTATCGGCGCCACCCTGGTACTTGGCGGCGTAGCGCAACTGCTCACGCCGGTGCCAAAAATTGGCCCAACGCTTGGAGCCACTGGGTCAGACACCAACCAAGACCCGCGCAAGTCCTACAGCTTCTCCGGCATCCAGCAGACCAGCCGCCAGGGCGTGCCCGTGCCCGTGGTCTACGGCGAGACGCTGGTGGGCTCGGTGGTGATCTCGGCCGGCGTTGACACCGTGCAGGTGGCGGGATGAGCAGGATCGTCGGCGCAGGTGGTGGCGGTGGTGGCGGCAAGGGCGGCGGCGGTGGCAGCACCAGCCAGCCGCAACGCACCCCAACAGAGGCCGCCGACAACCTCAACAGCGCGCAGTATGCGCAGCTGCTGGATCTGATCAGCGAGGGCGAGATCGAGGGCCTGAAGGCCGGCGCGCAGTCGATCTTTCTCAACAACACGCCGCTGCAGAACGCCAACGGCACCTACAACTTCCAGAACGTCACCGTCTACACCCGCAACGGCACGCAGGATCAGGCCTTCATCCCTGGATCGGCTGACATTGAGGACGAGAAGCCGGTGGGCGTGCAGGTGTCGCAGGCCACGCCGGTCACACAAACGATCAGCGCCCCCAATGTGGACGCGGCGCGGATCACCATCACAGTGCCGCAGCTGCAGGAGTTCACCAATCAAGGCGACGTGAACGGCACCGACGTGCGCCTACAGATTGCCGTGCAGTACGGCGGCGGCGGCTACACCACGGTGATCGATGACACGATCGCCGGCCGCACCGCCGACACCTATCAGCGCGACTACCTGGTGGGGCTCGCCACCACGCCGGCCGACATCCGCGTGACCCGGATCACGCCGGACAGCAGCAGCGCCAAGCTGGCCAACGCCTTCACCTGGTCCACCTACACCGAGATCACCTACGCCAAGCTGCGCTACCCCAACAGCGCGCTGATCGGCCTGCGGGTGGACGCTGAGCAGTTTTCGAGCATCCCGAGCCGCACCTACCTGATCCGCGGCATCAAGGTGCGCATCCCGTCGAACGCGACGGTGGACACCACCAACGGCCGGCTGGTCTACGCGGGCATTTGGAACGGCACACTCGGCGCGGCGCAGTGGTGCTCCGATCCGGCGTGGATCCTGTGGGACCTGCTCACCTCCACGCGCTACGGCTTCGGCGATCACGTCAAGGCAGCGCAGCTCGACAAGTGGGCGTTCTATGCCGCGAGCCAGTACGCTTCGACGCTGGTTCCTGACGGTTTTGGCGGTTTTGAGCCGCGCTTCTCCTGCAACATCAACATCCAGACGGCCGAGGAGGCCTACAAGCTGATCAACGACATGTGCTCGGTGTTCCGAGCCATGCCGTACTGGAGCACCGGCGCGCTGACGATCAGCCAGGACCGGCCGGCGGACTCGGCCTACCTGTTCACGCTGGCCAACGTCTCAGAGGAAGGCTTCAGCTACCAAGGCAGCAGCCGCAAGACCCGGCCGACCGTGGCGGTGGTCAGCTACTTGGACCTGGACAGCCGGGACATCGCCTACGAGGTGGTCGAGGACCAGGCCGCGATCGCGAAGCACGGCGTGGTGACCACGCAGATCAGCGCCTTCGCCTGCACCTCCCGCGGCCAAGCCAGCAGGATCGGCGAGTGGCTGCTGTACTCGGAGCAGTACGAAGGCGAGGTGGTCAGCTTCACCGCCTCGATCGATGCCGGCGTGGTGGTGCGGCCGGGGCAGATCATCGAGATCAGTGACCCGGTGAAGACCGGCTCACGGCGCGGCGGCCGCATCACGGCAGCCACCACCACCACGGTAACCGTTGACGACGCCAGCGAGCTTGCAGCTGGTGAAGCCGCCACCCTCTCGGTGATCCTCCCCAATGGCACGGTGCAGAGCAGCGCGGTGACGGCGATTGTCGGCAACGTGGTCAGCTTGGCAACACCGCTGGCCGCAGCACCCAACGCGAACAGCGTGTGGCTCTACCAGACTTCGAATATCCAGACCTCGACCTGGCGCGTGCTCAGCGTGCAGGAGCAGGACGGCGCCAAATACGCGATCAGCGCGCTGGCCTACAACGCGTCGAAATACGACTACATCGAGCGCGGCGCGGCGCTGCAGCCGCGGGACATCACCGACCTCAACATCATCCCGGCGGCGCCCACCAACCTGCAGGCCGTCGAGACGCTCTATGAGCTGAATGGCCGCGCGCTGGCCAAGCTGATCGTCAGCTGGCGGCCGGTGGTTGGCGTCAATGAGTATCGGGTGCGCTGGCGGCCGCAGAACGGCAACTGGACCAGCACCACACAGGCGCGCCCTGACTACGAGATCCTCGACACCACCGCCGGCGTCTATGAGGTGCAGGTCTATAGCCTCAACGCAGCGCTGCGGCAATCGGTGGAGCCGGCCAAGCTGACGGTGCAAGCCTTCGGCAAGACCGCACCACCCGAGAGCGTCGCCGGCCTGTCGCTGATCCCGATCGACAACGCCAGCGCCATCCTCAGCTGGGATCGCTCCCCCGAGCTTGACGTGGTGCTCGGCGGCAAGGTGCTGATCCGCCACAACGTGGCACTGACCGGCGCCATCTGGGAGGAAAGCCAAGAGATCGTGGCCGCTGCAGCCGGCAGCCAGACGCAGAAGCAGGTGCCGCTGCTCGAGGGCTCCTATCTGGTCAAGTTCGAGGATGACGGCGGCCGCCGGTCTCTGGTGGCCACCAGCGTGGTGGCCGATCTGCCAACACCGCAGCCGCGGCAGCTGGTGCAGACCTACGCGGAGGAGCTGGAAAGCCCGCCCTTCAACGGCAATTACACCGACATGTTCTATGTCACCAGCCTGGCCGAAGCGGGCGGGGCTGGCGGCATCATGCTCAGCAGCGGGCTCGCGGTGGACGCGATGGCCACAGACGGCGACTGGGATGCGCTGGCCTCGATCGACAGCGTGGGCGGCGTGCTGCCGGCGGGCGAATACGAGTTCGGATCTACCTATGCCTTCCCCGGCGTCTTTGACTGCAACATGCGCCGGCGGCTGGTCACCCTGCCCTACATCCCCGGCGACTTCTGGGATGACCATTTCGAAGATATCGACACCTGGGACTTGATCGATGGCACCGGTGGCGATCGCGTGAACGCGCTCACCTATGTGCGCACCACGCAGGATGACCCCAGCGGCACACCGACCTGGAGCGCCTGGCGCGAGTTCGCCAACGCGATCGTGCGGGGCCGTGGCTTCCAGTTCAAGACGGTGGCCACCAGCACAGACCCGACCCAAAACATCCTCATTGAGGAGCTGGGCGCCGAGCTCGAGCTGCAGCAGCGCACCGAGCAATCAGTGACGCTGACAAGTGGCGCGGGTGCGTATACGGTCACCTTCGCTAATGCCTTCTTCGAGGCGCCTAGTGTCGGCGTGACGGGTTTCAACATGGCCACCGGCGACTACTTTGAAATCTCCTCTGTTACACGGACAGGGTTTGCAGTAACCTTTAAGAACAGCGCCGGCAGTGCCGTGAGCCGCCAGTTCACCTACACAGCCATCGGGTTCGGGAGGCAGATCTAAGGCATGGCTCAGCACGACTACAACCTGGCCAACCAGTCCGGCCTCGCCTTTCGGCAGGATCTGAACAATGCGCTGGCGGCGATCGTTAGCCAGAACAGCGGCGCATCAGAGCCCAGCACCACATACGCCTATCAGTGGTGGGCGGATATAACCGCTGGCGTCATGAAGATGCGCAATGGCGCCAACAACGCCTGGATCACGCTGTATCAGCTGGATGGTGAGTACACCGCCATCGCCATCGAAAACGGCACGGCTGCTGCACC